ATATATAAGCTTTTGAGACAGACCCAAATTTTGCTGGCATTGCATAACACCTAACAATATAATCTTCTCTAGTAATTGATCTATTCTGGGCTGCAAAGTTTGCCATTGCCTCTTGTCGTATATTTTCAAGACTATTTGCACGCTTACCACCAGTAGCTGGTTCGGGGTTATTAAATTGTACAGAATTTTTAGCTTGATTTAATACTGTACCATCTAATGGTTCTACTGCCTCTTCAAATTCAATTGTCTCTTTAGTTGTAATAGTATTTGCAGCAACATTATCTTCTACACCACCACCTATAGTATATTTTACTGTTAGTGTTGTATCACTAGGCGCTAACCCATATGTACTAGTATATAAAAAGTTAGTTGGATCAAGACTTGAATCTACATCACGCTTTAAGTAATTTAATCCTAAGCCGACATTTTTTGGATTTGGAATTATTTCTTCATCTGCATCTGAACTTATTCCTGCACCAAATTGTATTTCTGTTCTATCATCTTCTCGTAATCTAGTCACATACCTACGAGATGTTTTTTGTAATTTTAATATATATGGAACTGATCCTTCATGTTGAGATAAATCAGGATCATTAAATGGAATATTTCTAATAGGTTCCATTATAGTATCTTGGGCTAAATAATCTACCTCAGACCACTTTCTATTATTTTCATCTCTTATTTCGACAATTTCTAATACATTTATATCTTCTTTTGGTAATACTATCTTATCATATACCTTTGGATCACTAAATGGATACTCTACAGTTTTTAATTCTCCTGAAACAGCATCTACTGATTTCTTAAGAAGATAATATGTAACATTTCCAGTATCATCTAATTCATAAACCGTTACATCTGTACTATTTACTGAACTTGTAAATTTAAAATCAACTGAATCTAATGTTCTAAATTTCTTTCCACCATCTGTAGTCAATGATACATTAGACTTTACCGTTACCGCATACCTCATGTCCGGCTTTGCATTTACACCAGTACCAATTGATGGTACTAATTGATATGTATCTAACTTAACAGTTGCAGGTGTAAATGTTTTTGGCTTTAATCCACTCATTGCAGACAATTGATATATATTATACCGCTCCTCCGCTGTTGTTAATACTGACTCTCTTGCTTGAGCATCTGTATAAAATGATAATACATCACCTACATATGCAGACATCTCAAGAAACATCATTCCTGGAGATGATTCATTAAAGTCATTATATGTATTTGGAAAATATGTTTTTGTGAAATTTACTAAATTTCTTCGAAATTGTCCAAAATCTTTATTTAAATATTTTACATCCTTCTTTACTAAATCTGCCATATTACTCTACCTTTACAATATACTGTTATTTATTTCGACACCATTTTCATCTAGTAATATTTTAATTACTTGATTCGCTCCATTCTCAGTTATTCTAAATTCTAATGAAATGTTTAACATATGTTGATCAATTACTCGTTCCACATTAATACCATCAACAATAATATAAGGCAACCATGTTGCAATATCTTCATTTAATCCATCTTCAATTGATGTTTCCAAATCTTCAGTACTCTGTTCAAATAAACTATCGACTATTTGAGTTCCAAAATCAGGTTGCATAAATCGCTCACCTTTCCTTGTTAATAATAAATTTTTTAAATTTGATACAGCTTGTTCTTCTGTACTATATGACTGAGCAAATACTGATGCACCACCAGATGATCCAGATGCATAATTTTGATTAAATGTACGGCCTGGAGAATTACCATTGAATGGTAATAATACTCCAACGGCAACATCTGGTTCAAAATCTAATGGATGATATCTATACTCTGGTTGAGCCATTATTTAACACCTTTCTTTTTATCAATTGCTTTCATTATAGCTGAATAATCTTTTGTTAATGCTGATGTTACATGCTCTGGCAATGCATTTTTATCAATATGATTACCATTAACATCTGTTGAAGGGATTGTATTTATTCCTTGAGTTTGATATGCTTCTTGTCCTACTGATGGACCTTCGTACATATTTCCAAAATCACCAGTTGCGGCCGTTTCATTTAGAATATCATCTAACATTTTATTTTTAGAAAACGTCTTTTTCTTATGAGGTTTATTCCTATTAGGTCTTTCCTGTTGTTCTACCATTCCATGCAATGATAATCCATGATCAATAACCTTTTTATGCGGTACTGTTTGTTCGCCTAAAATTTGTTTTACTGCAGTCTGCACTTCTTCACGAACTACCTTGCGTAAAATTTTTACAAAAACTTTTGTGTCCATAGTATACTCCTATCTATTCTTATTTAATATAAATATCAAGGTATACTAATTGTTGGTGGTTTTTTACGAGATTACTCCTACTCCAGTACCTGGTCCTCCTGAGGCTGTTGCAACGATTGTATTTACTACTCCTGATTTTATATATTTATCTATTGCAATTGCTAATCGCTTAGCAAGAATTGCTTCCGCCTTTGCGCCATTTGCTTTACTTGCTGCCTTAAATGCTTTTTTTATATCTGTTTCTAAATTTGGTACTATTAATGGCATATTATTCTCCTATTGTTTTAATGCAGCCATACGTGATACTAATGCTGAAATATCACCGGTTGCTGGGTTTGCTAATGTTGGACCATTTCCTAATCCTGGTGCGGTTGGATATGCAGATGCACCGCTAGTAATTTGTTGCATAACTTTTAAGAAGTCATCCATAATAGATAACACTTCATTCATATCAGCTGCCCAATCAGGTGTTGCAACTTGTACAGATCGTTTTGCTGCTAATACTAAGTATTCCTTTTTAGCATTAAGTACTAACCTATCTGATGATATAACGACTTGGCTACTATCAGCTTTATTTGATCTTAGAACACCTTTACCTAAATTTGGTTGAGCTGTTTCAAATGTCTTTAATTTCTGACCTGATGTCATACATATTACTGAATTATCTTTTTTGAAACTTTCTTTAGTGTATTGAGCAGGACCTCCTTTTGGCGCATGTCCGTTTGTAATAAATAAAATTGGTGAACCAGGACCAAATATTCCACCTTCCCAATCTGCACAGGCTTTGATTTCATATAAATCCTTCCCCTCAGTTGCTTCAGGATGTGGGCTATCTTCTACAGTTGATGACATTCTAATTGTTTGTCCCCATCTTCCTTCAATAATAGTATCGCCCTCATATGGTTGTACTGGTTTAACTGTTTCCTTTTCTTGGAATGTCTGACCCATGAATGGATCTAATGCAGTTTCTTTTTGTGGATTTCCTAATGAATTTAAAAACTCACCTAATAGGCCGTTCGGCTGATCTTTTCCACGTAAGAATGTTTGTGGTAATATACCTAAATTTAAATTATCTTGTACATTACAAGATGTTAAATAATATGCCCGTTGTGGATTGTTACCAGGATCAGATGACCATGAAGGTCCACTAAAGGTAAATACATGCTCTCCTATTAATGGAATACGTTTAACAGGTCCTAATGGAAGGGCCCATTCATCCTTTACATTCTTCTTACCTCCTCCACCAGCAGATCTTACTTTAACTGATCCTAATGGTAATCTCTCTCCTTCTTCATCTACAGGTGTAGAAGTATATGCGGTAGTAGTATCTATTACTTCTAGAATTTTACTCATTAGTTACTCCCCAATGTAATATTATCTTGCTCTTTATGTATAGCATCTAATTCTTCCTGAGCCGTCTGTAATAATCTTGCCTTTTCATCTTCACTCATACCAAATTCATCTCCACTATCAGATTTAGCTGATCCAACTAATCTTTGCACCACTGCTGCAAGTTTAACTAAATGTTCATCATTTTTAACTGATACATCTAGGTATTCCTTTATCAATGGTACAATCACAGTTGCATCGCCTATATTCTTAATTAATGGCTGAAGTTCTTGTATCAATGTATTTATCTGTCTATCCTTCTTTTTAGAATTCTGATAGATATCTTTCATTAAATCTGCGAATGATGTTCCTTTAAATAATTCAAATTCTTCATGCATGTCTAAACCCTTTATTATAAATATATAGACTTATGATTTTGGTCTTAAGAAATGACCAGTTGTTTGATATAATTTAAACATTACTACAAAATCTTTTTTAAGTTTGTTAACAACTTTAGTAATATTTTGAGTCTTTAATCCTGTACGTTCTCTAATTAGTATATAAAGAGCCTTTTTATTAAAATTTTCTATATTCTGTCTAATACGAAATAATTCTAATAATGAATCTGCAACTATGATATCACGTTTATTTGTAAAAATATTACTTAGGTTATCATCATAATACTGAACAAACTGATCTGTAAAATCTCTTAATACTTCTTGATAATCAGTATACGAAGCTTCGCCTCCTAAATCACGTTGTTCATCAATTGATG